TTGAGTTTAACTGAGGGTCTTGATGCTGGGTGGCCATTTGGAACGAGTGTTTTAGAAAATATTTTTAAGGTATTCAAGCAAAAGGAATTAATTGAAGATGCGTTGATAATCTATCGAGTTCAACGAGCACCTGAACGACGTGTTTTTTATGTCGATGTTGGTAATATGCCAAGTCATATGGCTATGGCGTTTGTTGAAAGAGTAAAAAATGAGATACATCAACGACGAATTCCATCACAAACTGGTAATGGTGGTTCGATGCTAGATGCAACATACTCACCATTGTCGACAATGGAAGATTATTTCTTTCCACAAACCGCTGAGGGTCGTGGCTCTAAGGTTGAGGTGCTACCAGGGGGGCAAAATATTGGTGAAATTACTGATTTAAGATTTTTTACTAATAAATTGTTTCGTGGATTAAGAATTCCAAGCAGTTATTTGCCCACTACTGATGAAGATGGTACTGCGGCCATTAATGATGGTAGAGTTGGTACTGCATTGATTCAAGAGTGGAGATTCAACCAATATTGTAAGAGATTACAAACACTGATAGTTGAAAAACTGGATCAAGAATTTAAAATGTACATGAAGTGGCGTGGAATTGACATTGATGGTGGATTGTTTGATTTGGTTTTTTGTGAGCCACAGAATTTCAGTAATTATTTGCAGGCAGAATTGGATAATGGTAAGATTTCAACTTATACACAACTCGAAGCTTTTCCATATTTCAGTAAACGCTTTTTGATGAAGCGATATTTGGGACTTACTGAGGCTGAAATGACTGAAAATGAAGAAATGTGGAATGAAGAACATGCTGATTCGAAATCAGGCAAGGGTGCTGATGTTGATGTTGGATTGCGTGGTGTTGGAGTAACCCCTGGAGGACTTGAATCTGATCTTGACATGTTATCGGCAGATCAAATGCCAATGGATGGCTCTGCCCCACAACCAGGACAACCTGCTGGACCTATGCCAGGAGTACAACCAGGTCAACAATCTCCAATGCAACAGCCGTCCGCTGATTTAGGACCACAAACATAAATAAGTAAAATGGACATAAATCATTATGTATGTAATGGAAATTATTGATGCAATACCATATGGATATCGTACTGAAAAGGATGATAATTCTAAACCCTCATTTTTTAAATCTCGTCAAACCAGATTAACTTTAGCTCAAATTAACAAACTTCGAATTTTGAATGATGTTAGAAAATTTGAACGTGAGGGGAAAATAGATGGAATTAAAAATCAATATGCGCCGGCCGTCGATCCAGGTGCCGCTGGATTGGGCGGTTTAATGTAAGAATTAGTAAAAAACCCCAAAAAACCCCAAAAAAACCCCATATATGGGGTTTTTAAATGATTAAGTGTAAATACTAACATATAACGCTGCCTGGCAAACTATAAAAGGATCCCTATTATGAAAAACAAGTTTGAACAACTGATTGAACACATTATTAACGATGATCAAGAAAAAGCATCAAAACTTTTTCATGAAATCGTTGTTGAAAAAAGCCGTGACATCTATGAAAATTTGGTAGATGATGAAACTGACGTCCAAGATACACCTGTTGACGGACTAGCTGATGAAATTGAAAGCGATGAACAGGGTATTGATGATGTTTCAGATATCGAAGACGGTGATGATGGCGATATTGACGGTGAATTAGAATTGGATGGTTCCGATGAAGCTGGTGATGAAGAAGCTGGTGATGTCGAGGATCGTGTGATGGATTTGGAAAGCGAATTAGACGCTTTGCGCGCCGAATTTGATGCTTTGATGGCTGATGAAGAATCAGAACATGCTGACTTAGATTCAGATTTTGATGCTGATGCAGACGCTGATGCTGATTTTGATGCTGATGCAGACGCTGATGCTGATTTTGATGCTGATGCAGACGCTGATTTTGATGCTGATGCAGACGCTGATTTTGATGCTGATGACTCTGATGATGATGTTATCCGTGAATATGTTGAAAAAGTTGCAACTCCAAACAACAAGTCAGAAGGAAATGAGGCTGGTGCTGGAAAATCTGTTTCTGTAAATAAGAAAAGCGCCGTTGCATCAAAAAATGACATGGGTGGGTCAGCAGCCAACTTGAATAAGGGTGGTTCAGAATCAGCCCCAGACGGTACATCACCAAAACAAGCTAACAATTATGGAACAAAAGGCAAAGGTAATTTGCCTGGAGCAGGTTCATTTGAAAATGTTCCTGGAGCAAACACCAAAGGCTATGCTGCTAAAAAATCAGCAAAATCCGGCGAAGAAGGCTCTGTTAATGCAAAGCCAGTTGTTTAATCCATATATAGGTTAATTGATGGTATATTTAAGAGAATATTTGTCGTTTGATGCTGCAAAAGTAGTAATGGAATCGTCAGATCAGGGCAAAGATTTATACTTGAAGGGTATATGCATTCAAGGCGGAGTAAAAAACGCCAATGAACGTGTGTACCCTGTTCAAGAAATATCTAGAGCAGTTCAAAGTATTCTAACCCAAACAAAAAATGGGCAGAGTGTTTTAGGTGAAGTAGACCATCCAGATGATTTAAAAATTAATTTGGACCGTGTCAGCCATATGATAGTAGATATGTGGATGGAAGGTCCAAATGGATATGGTAAATTAAAAATTATCCCAACTCCCATGGGAAATCTAGTTAAAACAATGCTTGAAAGCGGAGTGAAACTAGGGGTTTCAAGTCGCGGTAGTGGTAATGTTAATGAAAGCACAGGAAACGTTAGTGATTTCGAAATTGTTACTGTTGATATCGTGGCTCAACCAAGTGCTCCAGGTGCATATCCAACCGCTGTTTATGAGGGGTTGTTAAATATGCGCCATGGGTATAAGGCGTTGGAAATGGCGGGAGACGTCAATTCTGACAAAAAGGTACAAAGATATTTGAAAGAGCAGATTATTCGCTTGATCAAAGATCTTAAATTATAGGAGATTATCCATGCTAGAGGCAATCAAGCCATTATTGGATAGCGGAATTATTAACGAAGAAACACGCACAGCAATTTCTGAAGCATGGGAAAAGCAATTATCAGAAGCCCGTGAACAGGTTCGAGCTGAGTTGCGTGAAGAATTCGCTAACCGTTATGCACATGACAAGAACATGATGGTTGAGGCGCTAGATAAAATGGTTACTGAGTCATTAACTGCTGAAATTGATGAATTCGTTGCTGAAAAGAAGGCATTGGCTGAAGATCGCGTGAAATTTAAACGTCATTTGATTGAAAGCTCTGAAAAATTCAATGATTTCATGGTGAGCAAGCTGGCTCAAGAAATTAAAGAATTGCGTGAAGATCGTAAGACTTCAAAGTCAAATATGGCTCGTTTAGAAAAATTTGTGGTTGAAGCGTTAGCTCGTGAAATCACTGAATTTGCTCAAGACAAGCGTGATGTTGTAGAAACAAAAGTTCGATTGGTTTCTACAGCCAAAGAAAAAATGGCTGAAATTCGCAATAAGTTCATTGAACGTTCTTCAACGTTAGTGAAAGAAGCAGTAACCAAAAATCTTACCGCTGAAATGAATCAACTTAAAGAAGACATCAAACATGCCCGTGAAAGTATGTTTGGTCGTCGCATTTTTGAAGCTTTTGCAAATGAATTTGCTGCAACTCATTTAAATGAAAACCAACAAATTCGCAAATTAACTCGTGCGCTTGATATCAAAGAGAAAGAACTAATTGAATCACGTCGCATGATTGCTGAAAAAGAGCAGCTAGTTGAAACAAAAACCAAAGAAGTAAAGAGTATTCAGGAAACCGTTTCTCGTGAAAAGACGTTGAACGATTTGTTGAAGCCGTTAAACAAAGAGAAGTCAGCAATAATGCGCGACTTACTCGAGAATGTACAGACTTCCAAGTTACAGTCTGTATATGACAAGTATCTACCAGCCGTTTTGGACAACACTCAACCAAAGCCAGTGAAAGCTGTTTTGGCGGAAGGTCGTACAGAAGTGACAGGTGATAAAAGTGCTAGACCTGACGTGGCTATCGATAATAACATTATTGATATGAAACGTCTGGCAGGGCTAAAGTAACTTAAGGAGAAAAGGAAAAATGACAAACCAACTTTTAGAAGGCCGTTGGAATGAAACGAAAGATGCCCTGTTAGAAGGATTGCAAGGGTCTCGCCGTTCAACGATGGCTGTAGTTTTAGAAAATACCCGTAAGCAATTGATGGAAAATGCAACCGTTGGCGCAACACAGGCCAGCAACGTAGCAACATTGAACCGCGTTATCCTACCAGTTATTCGTCGTGTGATGCCAACCGTGATCGCCAACGAACTAGTTGGTGTGCAACCAATGGTTTCACCTGTTGCTCAAATTCACACATTGCGCGTTCGTTATGCTGAAGCAATGACTGACACCAGTTCATATGCAACCAGCACCGCCGCAGGTGATGAAGCATTGAGCCCATTTAAGATTGCTGTCGCTTATTCTGGTGACACAGCAAGTGGCCGCGCTACATCAACGGCTGCACTTGAAGGTGTCGCAGGTAAGAAAATTAATGTGCAAATCTTGAAACAAACCGTCGAAGCTAAGACACGCAAATTGTCAGCTCGTTGGACGTTTGAAGCTGCACAAGACGCACAAAGTATGCACGGACTTGATGTTGAAGCAGAAATTATGGCTGCTTTGGCTCAAGAAATTACCGTTGAAATTGACCAAGAAGTTCTTGGCAGCTTGCGCTCATTGGCAGGTACAGACTTTGCTTACAACCAAGCAACTGTTTCTGGTACAGCAACGTTCGTTGGTGATGAACACGCCGCTTTGGCTGTTATGATCAACCGTTCTGCTAACTTGATCGCACAACGTACACGCCGTGGTGCAGGTAACTGGTGCGTTGTTTCACCAGCTGCATTGACTGTTCTACAGTCAGCTACCACATCAGCATTTGCCCGTACCACTGAAGGTACATTCGAAGCACCAACTAACACCAAGTTTGTCGGTACATTGAATAGCGCAATGCGTGTTTATGTGGACAGCTATGCAAGTGATTCAACCAACGTTCTAGTTGGCTACAAGGGTTCTAGTGAGGCAGATGCTGCCGCATTCTATTGCCCATATGTGCCATTGATGAGCAGTGGTGTCGTTCTTGATCCAGCAACGTTTGAACCAGTCGTTGGGTTCATGACACGTTATGGATATGTTGAATTGACCAACACCGCATCATCTCTTGGTAATGCCGGTGACTATGTTAGCGAGATTTCAGTTGCTAACTTGTCATTCCAGTAAACCAAGTAAGTAGACGCAGTAACTAAAGAACGCACCTTCGGGTGCGTTCTTTTTTGTGATCATGAAAACAACACAGGATATAAATACTTAATGAAACAATATCGAATAACGTCAGAAACCTTTAATCAATCAGAATCGTTGATTGATGATGCATATCTTTCACCTGAAGACCCCGTTCATAAATTGGCGCTGGCACAAAAATTTGATGGATTGGCTCTTCCACTAACTCCTTCTGTTGAACAAATTGCACAATCTGCACCAGTATTGGACAGGGGTAAAATACAACGTGAACAGAATATTAAGCCAGGAACAACAGAATGGTTTAAATTGTGGTTTGACAGACCAAATGCAAACGATAACAAAATATAATAAATAATGAATACGAGGGGGAAAATATGTCAAATCAAAAATCATTATCAGAAACAATGAAAAAATATTCAGATATTGTGGCTTCAAAGTCACTGACTGAAGCCAGGAGGATGTCAGAAGAGGCATTACAATACGCTTTTTATCTGATTAATGAAGATGTAAACACTTTGCACATTATGT